AACACACCTAAGAAAAACAAATTTACTGATCCTATGAAAGCACCTATTGGGGCAACTCACTTTTGGAAAGGTGGCAAGTTTGGCCATGTGGCAATTCAATCTTCTAAACCTGGCTATGTGTGGAATACTGATCTACCTGTCAAAGACAGAGTAGGAAAGATTTACTACACAGAAGTCAATGAAAGATGGGGCTACAAATATCTTGGTTGGACTAACAAACTGAATGGGGTTGATTTGAATGTCTGAAGATCACAAGATTGAAATACCTGATGTGTTTGGTGATGCACTTATACAAGTTATGAATGCAGCACATGCCAAAGGTGAATTGGTTACTGGCTTTGTTTGTTTATTGGAAACATACAATGGAAAACGCAAAAAGATGATTACAGTTACATCACCAGAGATGCCTGAATACCAGGCTTACGGCATGATCAACTTTGCATCAATAAACTTTGAGTACGCTGACACACCAGAGGATGATGACTGGGATGAAGATTCAGATTATGATCCTGACTGGTACAAACGCCAATGACAATCAACGAGATAACAGCAATTGCAAGTGTCACTGCAACTATAATGGTTTTGATGATTCGCCTAGTGGTGATGCAAACCAAAATAAAACAAACACTATTCCCAAATGGTGGATCATCACTTATGGACAAAATGAATGACATGAAAATTGAATTGACAAAACTACAAACAAAAACTGATATGATATGGAGTGATGTGATAGACCTTAAAAGAAAAAGGTGAGTCTATTAAACGCATTGTCATAATTCCAGATTTGCAAATTCCATTCCATCACAAAAGGAATGTTGAGAAGTTACAAGATTTCATATTTGAAACAAAAGTTGATTCACTAGCCTGTGTGGGTGATGAAATAGATGTGCCACAATTAGGCGCATTTAATAAAGGTACTAGAGCAGAATTTGAACGAACACTGCAAAGAGATTTCAACACAGCACACAATGTCCTGGCAGATTTTAGGGAAGCCCTTGGATCAAAAAAGAAGCCATTTATCTTACAAAGAAGCAATCACAGTCAAAGAATTGAAAAGTACATTTACAAGAATGCGCCAGCCTTTGAATCAGTTACAGCGTTACGCATTGAAAACCTGTTGGGATTGAACAAGTTAAGAATAACTTATCAACGCTCAATGGATTACATTGCACCTGGAGTTTTGATGGGTCATGGTGACGAGGGTAGGTTGTATTCACAGGGTGGCCTTACAGCCCTCAATTTGGGCATCAGAACAGGTCAAAATGTGGTTTGTGGGCATACCCATAGGCAAGGCATTTCAAAGGCTTCTAGGGGCTTTGGTGGCCGTTTAACGACCATTTGGGGATGTGAGGTAGGTCATCTCATGGACTTACGATCATCTGGCGCTAACTACATTCGTGAAAAGGCTGCTAACTGGCAGTCAGGATTTGCAATTCTTTATGTAGAGGGCAATCATGTTGTGCCTCAATTAGTACCTATCAATGAAAAGGGCAAGTTCATTGTTGAGGGTAAAGAATGGTAAGACACGCCCAATAGACCCCACTTGACAAGTCAGCCAAGTCGGTCATATAATGGTATTACCAACAAATTGACGGGGGTCAAAATGTCAAACACAACAGAAATACTTGCAACAGGCAAATGCCGTATATGTAAATACACAAGAATTTATGATTGGTCAGATCAAGATTTTTGTGTAGCACCTTGCGAAAATTGTGGTGCAGAATCTTATGACATCAAAAAAGTTAATGCATGAATAAACTTTTGCGCACAAGTGAGGTTGCTGATCTCCTCCTGGTCAGCAATCGCACCATTCAAAGATGGGCAGACAAATCGTTAATCAAAGCAATCAAACTTCCATCAGGTCACAGACGATTTGATGAAAGAGAAATAAACAAAATGAAAAGGGGTCAATAATGGCATTCTTCAACATAGAAGATTATGAACCAGTTGAAGCAAGGCTTTCACGATTCTGGGAACAACACCAGGAAGATGGTCGCATTGAAACCGAATTGGTATCACACAATGCCGGACATTACATTGTCAAAGCAATCATCTGGGTTGGTGATCGTCAAGTTGCAACAGGACTTGCAGATGAACACACTGAACAAAAAGGTGTTAATGCTCGCAATGCACTTGAGAATGCTGAAACATCTGCAATTGGTCGTGCATTAGCAAATTTCAATTTTGCACCTAAAGGCAAACGGCCAAGTCGTGAAGAAATGGTTAAAGCAAATGTTGCAGAATCACTTGGTGCAACAGAAGTGCCTTATGTTGAAAAGCCAATTACTTATCTGAAGCCACGCAGGGTTGCGACTCCGAAGATGTCTGGTTGGTTACAGCGCGAACTCGCAAAGCATCTAAAAGATACCAATGATCAAAATGCTTTCGTTCAATTTGCATCAAGGCGTAAAGATGCGCAGATTGTGCCGGAGTCAAATATGACATTTGAAGAAGTAAAGCCCCTTTTGGATGACATACAATCAGGCCATCTTGTTGATAACATTACAGCATGGAAACAGGGAATACCAAAGAGCCATGAAACAGCAGAATTAATTGCTGCCGGTGGCGCAGAGGATGATCCATGGACTTCGCCGGAATTTTGATGTACTACACGCTAATGATCACACCGAAAGATTTGCCAGCCGATTGGAAAGCAATCGCAATGTGCGAATCATCACTAAACCCCAAAGCAATCTCACCAACAGGCAAGTTTATGGGATTGTTCCAATTCTCTCAAGCATCATGGGAATTTGTTGGGGGTAAAGGAAAACCACATGAAGCACATTGGAAAACCCAATTTGCTATGGCAAAGAAGTTAAAAGAAAAACAAGGATGGAACGCTTGGCCTCAATGTTCCAGGAAAACAGGGTTGCTATGACATTTACTGATTTACTAAACACAGCGATAACAGTAGGACACGCAGTACTGCTCGGACTAGGGTTCACACTGCTAGTCATGATCATGGTCGGATGGTCAGTCAAACGAACATTCAGAACAGACGCACAAAACAACAAATTCAAATACTGGAATCTGAAATGCAGCATATGTGGCATGAATATGTGGGGAACAACTCAGTATTCATTACACAAAACTTATGGTTGGCATGTGCTCAATAGACATCCGGATGCAGAATGAACAAAAACTACACACCACACGATTACAAGTTTGCTAAGGCTTTACAAGAGTCATTAGCACAAGATGTAGAAAACAAAAAGTCTTTGTTCAAAAATCCAGAGGACATTGAAATTGCAAAACGAATCATAAGGGGTCAAGAATGAAACACAGGGACTATGTAGGTGTTAATGCTAGGCATCAATCAATCATTGCCTCAATGGACAAACTGATCCAAAGATGCATCAATTGTGGTAACTGGACATTCAACAAAAAGCATTGCAGTGTATGCCACAAGATTGTCACAGGTAAGAAATGACAACAACACAAAAACTGGTATTCCTGGGTGTATATACAATCATAATGATCTGGGCATTCAAATCATGACAACATACATTTACTGTAAAGAGTGCAACAAGTTGTACAATAAAGAGTTAGGTTGTTCAACCTGCGAATTAAAACTTTACACTGAGGAACTAGATTGAGCGCAAAACTGGTTGGTTGGGCATTAGAACAAGAGGGCTTAGAACCACAAGAAAAGTTACTCCTGGTAATACTTGCTGACCACTTCAACGACAAAGAGGGCGCAGCCTGGGCAGGTCAAGCACGCATAGCCAAAATGATGGGTGTAAGTGATCGTCAAGTAAGACGCTTACAAGTTAGCCTGGTATCAAAGGGACTATTAAATGTAGAACTAAGAACAGGTCAATCAAACTTATACAGAATGGTAACCCCGGACATATTGTCCTACCCCTCCGGACAGTACAGTCCTACTACCCCGGACACTGCTGTCCTACATAACTCTTATAGAACTCTTAAAGAACAGTTTGTCGGACAAAATAAACCAACACAAATACCTGACAGATATGTAATGCCAATAGATGATTCAGTTGATCCATCAACAGCAATCACATACATCAAAGACATCAAAAAGAAGTTAAGGAAGCAAGCATGAGTTACACCTACAAATACAAACAAATGCGCAAAGCCATACTCAAACGAGACGACCACACCTGCCAATACTGTGGACAACCGGGTGACCAAATAGATCACATTATTCCAATCAGCAAAGGTGGAGAAGACCACGAAACAAACATGGTGGTGGCTTGTAGTACATGCAACGCATCAAAGAAAAACCAAGACGCACAAAAGTTTCAAGAAAAAAGATATTCAAAGCGTTTTTTTGAGGCCACACCAACACGCACACACTCCTTAATGTCTTTATCCCCGAGGGATTTTGGGGTCTTTGAAGCACCATTATTTGAAAGGAAACAAACCGGATGAAAACAGATAATCAAAGAATTTTACCGGCTTTGGGCAGATCAATTGATTTTGCGCAGGAGTCTGGTTGGATTACAGAAGCAGATTTGGGTGGCGTTGCAATGATGATGACTTATGCCGGCCTTATGGATAATTCAGATCAACATGATCCAATGATTGTTAAATGGGGTGCTGAACTTACAAAGTTGATGGATAAATATGGCCTTACATTGTTTGGCCGTAATGAAACACCACAAGTTGTTGAGGGAGGTTCACCTTTAGATGCAATCAAATCTAATCGGGTCACCAACTCCGAGAATATCGACCACACAAACAACAAACCAAACTAAAGGCAATGAAGTCATTGAACTTGCCAAACAAATGGGCATGCCGTTATTGCCTTGGCAAGAATATGTGATCCTTGATGGTTGCAAAGTCAAAAACAATGGTGATTTTGTTAGTAAAACAAATCTTCTCATTATTGCAAGACAAAATGGAAAGACTACGCTCACAAAATTCAGAATACTTGCAGGATTGTATTTGTGGGATGAGAAGTTGCAGATTGCTACTGCACAAAATCGTGATGTGGCCTTGGAAACTTTTAGATCAGTTGTTGAAATGATTGATGGCCATTCCTGGCTATCTTCAAAAGTTAAATCAATCACCAGGGCTAATGGTCGTGAAGAAATTGAACTTAAAAATGGCTGCCGATACAAAATCATTGCACCGACACCTGGTGCAGCGCGTGGACTTAGTGCAAACACTGTCTATCTTGATGAAGCACGCATGCACAAATCAACAGATGGATTTGCTGCCCTTGCCTACACAATGCAGGCTGCCAAACATCCTTCAATGTGGATCACCTCAAATGCTGGTGATATAACTTCAATTTTACTTAACCAATTGCGTGCCAGGGCTTTACACAAAATTGAAAACAACACAGATGACGACATTGCTTACTGGGAATGGTCAGCAGAACCAGGCTTAAAACTTTCAGATCGCAAAGGATGGATTCAAGCCAACCCTGCACTGGGTCACACCATTACAGAAGATACTTTGCAATCAAGAATGAACGATAATCCAAACATCATTGCCACCGAAATGCTTTGCCAATGGGTAGACACAATTCAATCGCCATGGAGTGCCGGAGATTGGAACGCCTGCCAACAAAACGGCCTCAAACTAGCACCAGGAAAACCAACTTGGATTGGTGTTGAAATATCACCAGACAGAACAGGCTTTGCAATAGTCGGATCACAAATGATGGAAGATAAATCAATTGCAGTTGGCCTAATGGATTTACAAAATCAAGAAAATGCCATTGATGATCTTAAAATTGCAAGCCATGTTGCCGAATGGGCAAAAAAATACAACGCAGAAGCAATCATTTTAAACAAATTCAGTGGCGACAGTGTTGCAGCCAAACTACGCATGGGATCAATAAATGCTGAAATTATTACCGGGTCAAAATACTACCAAGCATGTGATGAAACCCTAGGCGCAATGGCAGGAAACAGAATCACTCATGGTGGACAACCGGAACTAACAGCATCAGTCAATGCTTGCATAAAGAAAACAACAGAAGCCGGATCATGGTATGTGTCAAGGCGAAAAAATGCCACAGCAGCAATTGCAATGATGCTTTCAATACACAAAGCAACTGAAAGACAAGACTCAGGACAATTTGATATATTAGTGTCATAAATTGACACACCGGTATCTCGGACAGTGTATGATATAAGCAACAACTATGAGATAATTGCGAGACTATGGGAATTTACTCAAAATACATTCAGCCACAACTTAAAGCAGCAATTGCACCTTATGTATTCCCGGACAAACCACTTTCATTATTCTCACCAGGCTTTGATGGTGTCACATCAACATTTGTAACAAGACGAGAAGCCCTAAGTGTACCTGCATGCGCAAGAGGCCGAAACATTATTGTCGGTACTGCCTCAAGTTTAGAATTACATGTTAAAAGAAAATTTGACAAAACAAGAGTTGAACCAACACCAACAATAATTTCACAGCCAGACAAAAACATGCCAACAGCAGTCGTCTACGGCATGACAGCAGAAAATTTGTTGTTTCATGGTGTTGCATATTGGCAAATTAAAGAACTTGATCCAGCAACAGGCAGACCATCACAAATCAGATGGATTGATGCACCAAGAGTTTCACAAGTACTTGATTCAACCGGTGAATTAGTAATCGGCTACCAACTAGAAGCACAAAGACTTCCAGACAATGGTGTCGGATCATTGATTCAATTTACTGGCATTGATCCAGATGGTGTTTTGAATCGTGGTGGCAGAACATTAAGAACAGCAGCAGCACTTGAAAGAGCAGTGTTCAATTATGCTGAAACACCAACACCAAGTGTTGTATTAAAAGCAAATGTGCCAATGGATGCAAACAAAGCAACAGCAATCTTAAACGCTTGGAAACAAGCAAGACAAACAAAAGGCACAGCATTTTTAAGTGACAATGTTGATATGCAATCAGTTGGATTCAATGCAGCCGATCTACAACTTACAGAAGCACGCGAATACCTTGCAAAAGAAATTGCTAGATTGATGAACATTCCTGCATATTATCTTGATGCATCAACAAACACAATGACATACTCAAATGTTACAGCCGAACGCAGAGCACTTTTGGACTTCTCACTTCGACCATTGCTAACAGCAATTGAACAAAGACTATCAATGGATGACATAACAGTTTCAACACAATATGTTGAATATGACTTGGATGACTTCCTAAGAGGTAATCCATTAGAAAGAGCAGATGTTTATTCCAAGTTAATCCCACTTGGAGTACTTACAGTAGATGAGGCAAGAATGGAAGAAGACCTGGTGAGATAATGGAAATTAAATTTACAAGCGACATATTAACAGCAAACACATCCAAAAGAGAAATCACAGGAATCATAGTGCCTTTTGGAAAACCCGGATTGACAAACTTTGGTCGAGTCATATTTGAACAAGGTTCACTTAAACTTGGCAATGATGTCAAACTATTTGAAGATCATGACATGAACAAAGTGCGTGGCAGAATGATAAGTCATGAAATTACACCAGTTGGAATTATTGGCAAATTCAAAGTTGCACGCACATCAGCAGGTGACGATATTTTGGCACTTGCACAAGACGGCTTAAAATCCGGATTGTCAATCGGTGCATCAATAGACCAATACGAAAACAAAGAAGATGAAATTTATGTGACATCAGCATCAATCTTGGAAGTATCAGTTGTTGATACTCCAGCATTTGCTGAAGCACAAATTACAGATGTCGCTGCTCAAAAAGCAGACGAAACAGAAGTCACTGCAATCAGCGCAAGTGATGAACAAACAAACCAAACCGAAAGTGAGGTCACTTCAATGGGAAATCCTGAAGAAGTAACTCCAGTGGTCGAAACTGCGCCAGAAGTTGCAGTTGAAGCCTC